TAACCAAAAGATCAGCACCACGACCTGTAATAGCACCGCCGACACCAGCTGCAAAGAACTCACCTTCTTGATTGCTAGTCCAGCGACCAGCTGATTTGTTATCAGCTTGCAAGGATAGCTCTGGGAAAACATGTTGATAATCTTCGCTGTCGATGATGTTTCTTACTTTACGACCGAACCGCACAGCTAATTCAGCAGTGTGAGTGGTTTGTATAATTTTAAGATCTCCTCTACGGCCCATCATCCAGGCCGGAAAAAAAGTTGAAGCAAACTCAGACTTGGAGTGCCTTGGCGGTAAACAAACAATAAGACGTTTTAATTTGCCATCGGCAATCCTATTGAATTTATCGGCAATGATTTTATGATGTCTGCCTTCAATAAACTCTGGCCACATGTGCTTCACAAAAGCCATGAAGTCTGCCTGGCAAGAATCTTGTTTTTCTAATTGATCGTATCTATGCAGTAAAGCTACTGCTTCGGCTTTATCTTGTTCCGATAAAATATCAAAATCTTTGAAAGATACATCATTCATAAGCGAGTTGGGCAGCTAGGTAGTGACGTAAAAACCACCCAACTCTAGACGTTTGCTCATTGTTAAAACGCCTAGGAGTAGTATTACATAGACTTAAACTTCGTGCCATTGTTCGTTTTGAAAAAGCAAACTTTCAGCTTCTCTTCTGCGAATTAAACCTTGTAAAGTTTCACCATTGGCCTTATTCCACCTACGCATTTGCGCTGGTACTTCATTTTTTTTGTTTTCATTTAAAACTTTAAGCATGGTGCTACTATTCAAATTTGCTG